GACTCATATTCTGGCATTCATCAACAACTACAATACAGTTATCTAATGTAATACCTCTAATAAAAGATGTAGTCATAAAATCGACTGTCATCTTTTGTTTTAATATTTGATAAGCATCTCCTCTATTGAAGAGTTTACCAAATGCCTCATTATAAGGCTCTTCGAAAACAGCGGTCTTATCTTCTAGTTTACCTGGTAGATGACCGACGTCTCGCCCTGCTACTGCTGATCTACAAATAATAAGCTTATTATAGCGATTATTCTTTAATATATCGTTTATAGCTAGATAGCATGATAGAAATGTCTTTCCTGTTCCTGCATATCCATATAGAAATAAATGTTGTCCTTTATCATACTCAGCGAATACTTCGTCCTGCGTATCCGTAAGGGGATTTACTTCTTTTGGTGAGAATTTGCTCGTGAAGCTTGCTTGCTGGTCTAATATGTCCTGCATTGCTAATCTTCTTTTCTGTTTTCTTGTAAGTTTTGGCATACGTTTCCTTATATGTCATTACTTGCTCCCTTTCCTATATCCATATTTGTGAGCTATTTTATCAATAGCTACACGTTTACTTGTTCTTCTTGTATACTTTTTTTCCACTGCAGATCCTGGGTTATTTTCACCAATTCTTTGCATCATATCATTAAACCCTGAATCATTCTTAGTTACACCAAGAGACACAGTATCAAATCCCAAGGAGGGGGCTTGAGTAATGGTTGATTCAAGTTGTGGGTTAGTTTTTAGATATTCTTCTTTTGCAGAATAGGACTTCAAGAACAGGTCGTGAACCTCTCCTGACTCCTTATCCTTAAATGAATAAGTAGGCATTAGTTTATACCTCTCATAGTAGTATTTAGCTTAATCAATTATCATCTCGTAAACTTCTTTCCAATTTTTTACTCTAGTTACATCAGGATGATTGAAGTCTTTATTGTATGGATGATCTATAAGAATAGATTGTAATCCCATCTCTGCGCCTAGTACAGCGTTCTCAGGTTTATCTTCTACCCATAAGAGTCCTGAATCTCTCCACTCTTCTAAAGCATTATCTTTATCTTCACCTGTATCAAGGCATTCTATTCTGTCTATAGCATCTCCATAGACGCTTCTAAGATTGTGCTTTCTAAGTTTCTGTGTTTCTGGGTCTAATGATAGTGAAGTTACTACATCAAATGTTACTCCATGCTCTTCATATATCTTTTTAACATATTTAACAGAGTCACGAAGAGGTTTTAAGCTAGCTATTCTACTTGAATTACAGAATATTCTTGGTGCATAGAATTTATTATCCTTTTGAAGATTAGGATCGTCTGATTGATACCTCTTAGCTATATCATATTCAGTATCATCTACTATAGACATATCAAAATGGAACTTCATCCATTTCTCAAAGGAGTATGCCCAGTCGAGCAATACTCCATCACAATCTGTTAATATCTTCTTCATGCCGCTATCTCCTCTTTTAACCTCTTATCCTTCTGATCAAACCAGCCATTCTTTGTCTTATACTGGCAAGCATATTCATGTCTATCTCCAGCTGGAAGAAGAGTCCATTGCTGAGCTCTTGCTATAATACCTTTAGACCACATAGGAAACTCATCTGAGTCATGCTTATAAGTTCTAGCTTTCCATTCACTAGTAGAAAAGTCATACCATAACTGAATAGGTGTTTCCCATTCATCACAGATAGGATCGCTTCCTTTACCAAGCTCTTTGATCTCATAATCTATAATATACTCTTCTTGCATCTCATTACTATAAGTAATAAGTTTTCCTATCTCAGAAATTCCGTTCTCATTAATACTGTTAATGTTCTTTTCAGTAAGATCATCAACATAATATACAGTCCCGCCTTTATTCTTCCAATAAGCTTCATCTATACCGTGCTCATAATTCTCATTATGTGCTGCATAGTTTTCTCTATATTGAGTTGTTATTATTAATGTCATCATAATTATCTCCTTATTTAAATTATACCCATATTATAACCAAATAAACAGACTATTGCAACCTTTTATAATCTAATGATACCCACATTTCTTTATGTTTCTCTTGATCAGTCCAAGTAAAGTCTTGCTTATCATGAGGACATCTAAACCCGTATCCTTTATCTTCTAGCTCTATCATAAAATTATGAAAGCGTTTAACTTCTTCCATTCTCTTTTTTTCATTAGGATCAACTACATCTTGTTCTAATCTATGAAACCAGAAGAAGTCACTATAGTTATATGGCTTATTATATCTAAGTAAAGAATAATCATTACCATGGTATCCTATAAAGGCTTGATCATAGCCTCCTCTTTTTAGAAACTCAGTTCGAGTCATTAAATAGGAATTACGTCCTACTTTAGGACCAAAGTTACCAGGAAAATACATAAACTCGCAATCTAAAAATACGAGATTGTTAGCAATAGTATGAAGACATCTTGCAGAAATAACCCAATCAGAATCCATCATTAGATTCCATTCGTTACTAGACTCTTTTATTAAACAATTTCTAGCACCTTCATTGTTCCAACCATGATCCTTATCTATTCTTAATACATTCCACCAACTCGGAACATCCATATCAGTAATAGGTTTGACTTGTGAGCCATCATCTATAATAGTATAATCAAATAGCTCTCCATCAGGATCTATCTTTCCATACCAATCAAATATTCTTTGTGTTATTTCTGGACTATTATAATAGGTGTAGTTTATTCTAAGTCTAGTTTCATGAATTTGAGCAAACCAGCCTTTGAGCTTGTTGGAATGATTCTTTATTCCAGTATACTCGTCAAAGTACTGATGATCCTCTTTTGTAGACATTACTCAGGTAATATCTTAGGAAAGGCCTTTTTAACCAAAGCTTTAGTAACCCCTTTCATTGGGTTCTTTTTAGCTACCATATTAATTAATATTTTTGAATCTTTTGGATGTATTGACTCAAGAAGCTCAATAAAAAGTATCTCTCTCTGGGTTTGTGATTTAACAGCCCTTCCGCCTTCAATAAAGATATCTAATTTCTTAGCCATAGATAAGAATCTAGTCTCTACTTGAGTACCGTCTGCTTCGTTATAGGGAGGAACTGAATCTGGTAATAAAAACTTTACATTAGGATGATAGCAACCTTGTAGTACAGTTTTAAGAGCAAAACTCTCATGTTGTTGTAGCCATTTGACTTTATTTGCAGTATTACCTTGGCTAGATAAGGCTTCTAATACTTCAAATACTCCTAAAGTTTGCATAATTAAAATTCTCCAATATGTTGCATAAGCCCTTTTAGTCTCTTATCAACAAAATAATTAAATAAGTTATCTCTCGAGTTAGCAGGTTTTTCAAACTGCTCCATAATATTTAGCTGTATGTCAGCAGGTGTTTCAGTAAGGTCAACTAGCTGTCTATTACGTAGATAATTTCTCTTGACTTCTTCGTTAGGTAGATCTGGTTCACCTCCTTTAAGACCAACCTTTTCGATAAACGTCTTACGTAACGGCTTTTGTCTACCGTTAATAAAGCAATCATCTTTAGATAGAACGTTAGGTATACCATCACCTCTATCACCTCTGAGTATATGCTCAGCTAAAAACTCTGCAGGGTTACTATGTTTAATCCACTTCTTACGAACTGGATCATATTGATTCACATTAGCATAAACATGCAATTGTATAAAATCCTTATCACCCGAGAGAATAAGTATAGGCTCACCAATGTTAAGCTCTCTACCATGGTTATGACAAATAGTGCCTATCACATCATCTGCTTCAGCTCCATCTACATGAATATATTTGTAAGGAAATACTTCTCTTAACTCATCTTTAATAGCATTTAAGCTACTCCAGATCTGATTCCAATCCATACCAGATTGATCTCTCCAAGCTTTTCTATGAGCTTTGTAATAAGGAAATATATCTCTACGCCAATAATGTTTATCGTCACTTGCTATAACAAAATCACCATACTGTTCACCGAACTTAGTAATGTAACCTCTTATAGCATTAAGTACCATATGGCGTAACAAGTCTTCATTAACATCAACATCCTTCTGACCACCAATCTGGGCCATTAGGTTAGATATCATCGTTTGGTTTAAATCACATATAATCATAACTATCTTTTATTATAGTCGCTTTTGTGTTAAAAGGCAACTAGTCTTGAAATTTAATGTCTGTTAGTTTATCTAAATCTAACTCGTTTGCTGTCTTCTGTAATGGATGCTCAAGTGCATACATTCTTAATAAACATGATTTAATTGATTCGTGAATTAAGATCATATCT